CAACTAATTATGAAGACATCTCTGGAGATGAATCTATCGCACCTGTTTACCTAATTCCGCTACCCGACGACGAACTTGCAGCTCTCAAAGCTGATGAAGAAGAACGTCAACGACAATTCGAAGAAGCCGAGGCATTAAGAGTCTCTGGTATGGCAAAGCTCGAAGCATTAGGTTTAACACCTGAAGAAATTTCAGCAATAATTAAGTAAGGGAAATAAAAATGGATGAAATTGACCTAAGCAACTATGTTGTCATTTGTAAAACAACAAACTGCGAAAATGGTGACTACAAAATTGAAGTGTCTGCACCAACTGAAAACCCATTCTTTATTTGTGGCGTATGCAGTAACCAAATAACTAACATTCAACTAATCAAGTAGAAGGATAAAAAAAGATGGCACAGACCAGTTACCCATTCGATAACACTGACACTACAGAGGCCCAATATTCTCAACTGTTTCGCCGCCTGCAATACTCAGGGGTTTGGGGATCTCCAACCACCACAGCACTAAAAGCATTTGGTGATAGCTCAGGCATGCAAATCAAGGTGCCTGCTGGTTTTGGTTTAGTAAGAGGCCATTTTTACAGCAGCACTGCCCAGGAAACTTTAGCCATCACAGCATCATCAACTAACCCTCGCATTGACCTGCTGATCCTAAAGCTAGACCCTACAGCTAACACCATTGTTTTATCTGTCAAAGCTGGCACTGCTGGAGCTAGCCCTGTGGCACCTACATTGACCCAATCAGATGTAGATGTTTATGAGCTAGCCATTGCCCAGATAAACATACCTGCTAACGCCACCACTATTGCTGCTGGTGATGTTACTGATTTGCGCCCTTTTATGGGCACCCAATTTGGTGTTTGGACTAACACCACTAGACCATCAGCACCATCAGTGCCAATGGCTGGCCTAAACACCACATCTGGATTGCCAGAGTTTTGGACTGGATCAGCCTGGTCTGTATTTACCCCTGCAGTAACTGCGGCCATGATTACAGCATCTGAGCAAGCCAACCTGGTAGCAGGTAAAATTCGTGCTGGTGGCACCTCTGTGGGAGCATCTACAACTGTTTTTATCCAATCTGCGACACCTACAGCTAATGCTGCTGGTGACCTCTGGTTCTGGTAGGGGGTAAGTAAATGGCCTCTGGATCAGTCCAGATGAATGGGTCAGCAGATTTTGTTCTGACCCTAACAGTCACTGAGAGTGCTACTAATGCTGGCGCTAATACATCTGATGTTGCTTATTCGCTAATTATCAACCCGCCAGGCAATTATGAAGCCTGGAACCTAAACACAGGTGATCAAAGTTACTCAATTACCATCAATGGTGCTGTGGTGGCATCTGGTGGTTTTACTTATGACTTTAGAAGCCCTAATGCCAATGTAAATAAAACCATCAAGGCTAGCTCTGTTACTGGCATTGCTCACCTAAGAGATGGCTCTAAAACCATCACAGCAACAGCGGCAGTTAACACAGCTAATGGTGGCATTGGTGATGGCACTGTGGCAGCATTCAATGTTGTGCTCACTAACTTTACCCGCCTACCATCAACCCCAGGTATCCAGGCAAATAGCCGCACTAATAATGGTGGCACTGTAAATGTGACTTCGGGCACATCCACTTTTTATGGTTCTGGTGGTTATTACCAGTGGATGTGGTCTTATGACAATGCCAATTGGAATGGGCCCTATAACCTGAATGGCAGCCGCAATGGATCTGCCTCAGTAGCCCCTACTGCTAATGTTTATGTAATTGTGCGGGCTGTTGATAGTGAGGGTGTCAGTGGTTGGTCTAATAGCAACCTGACTGTTGGCATACCTACTGCCCCTGCAGCCATAAATGCTACCCGCACCAATCGTGACATCACAGTGACTGCTGGATCATCCAGCGGCTCTGGGATCACAGGCTATTTTGTCCAATCATCATCTAATGATGGTGGTTCTTGGTCTACTGCTCAAGCTATGGCTGGCCAGGTTTACACATACACATCTCTGACTGCTGGACAAACTTATTTATTTAGGGTTTACTCAGCAAACAGTGTGGGCACATCAGATGTAACTACTGCCGCTGTAGGTGTTTTTGTGCCTGCTGGTGGTAAACGCTGGGATGGCTCCAGCTGGGCTGCTACTACTACTGCTAAACGCTGGGATGGCTCTGCCTGGGTGGACATTTTGACTGCTAAACGCTGGACTGGATCAGCCTGGGTTGATCTCTCATGAGTGATGAGCAGATCCCAAAATGGGCTTATGACTTGACACAGCAGGTGACCATCCTAAATGAGCGGCTGCCAAACCATGTGGCCTGGACTGAGCGCAATGTGTTAGATCATGAAAAGCGCATTCGGGTGCTGGAGCAGTTTAGGTGGCTGCTGTTAGGTGTCGCTATCGCCTCTGGTGGCGTTGGTGCCATGATCGGTAATTTATTAGGAGCATAAGATGAGCAAAAAAGTAAACAAACCTGAGCCTGTGGCTGAGGTATTTGAGCCAGAAGTGGTGGAGATCATCCTGGATGAACCTGAGATCCTGGAGATTGAGGCCCCTGCCATGCCTAAAGTGCATGTGTGTGTGCATGGAGATAGCTACCCAGGCATTGCTGCCAGGTATACGCTGCCATTAGGTATGACCAGGCACCAGTATGCAAAACATCTGCTGACCATCAACAAGGGTAAAACCCTCAGCGCTGGTGTAGAGGTGATTTTGTAATGGCTGGACTACATCCTGTTTTAGCTCAAAAAGGTATACAGCCTGGCACTGTTGAGGCCTTGCTGGCTGTCGCACAGTTTTATGCAGACATGAAATACAGCGAGAAACCTAAGAACAGTAATCACACCATTTTTGGGGCCTGGTATGGTGTGCAGACTGCCTGGTGTGCCATGTTTGTTAGCTACTGCCTAAATCACTCAGGTAATGGCAAAACTATCAATGGTGCACAGTCCAAGCGGGGTTATGCTCTGTGCTCTAAGGGTATCGCCTGGTTCAAGCGTAAAAAGGCCTGGTATCCAGTGATCAAGGCGAAGCCTGGCGACATTGTATTTTTTGACTGGAACCATAACCATGACCCAGACCATACAGGCATTGTTGTGCGGGTGGATCTAAAGCGTAAAAGGGTTTTGACCATTGAGGGTAATACTGGCCCTAAAAACCTATCTAATGGTGGCATGGTTATGAAACAGTGGCGTAACATGAGCACCATCATTGGTGTGGGCCGCCCTGCCTTTACTGCTAGCCCTGTAGCGCCGCCTGTGGCCCCGCCTGTGGCTGAGCCTGTAATCACACCACCTGTTGTTGCTCCAGCCCCTGTAGCAGCCCCTGTAATAACACCTAGCGTTACTAAACCTGCACCTGTTCTAAAGCTGGGCTCTAAGGGTGCTGCTGTCAAGCGTTTACAAACTATGCTGCACATCACCGCTGATGGTGATTATGGGCCTAAAACCCTGGCAGCAGTCAAAACCTACCAGGCTAAACATGGCCTGGCCGCTGATGGCGTGGTGGGCCCTGCCACCTGGGAAAAGCTGGGCAAATAGTTAGACCGCAGAACAGGATGTCAAAAATGGCTCTAATCTGGGATGCGATAAAGCGCACTGCTGCCCTGGTTGCTAGTGAGATCGCTCTGGTCATGGCCTCTGGTGCTGTGCTAGAGATTGAGACCTGGAAATCAGCCCTGCAGACTGGACTAATAGCTGTGCTCACTGTGTGGGGCGCTATCGGGCGGGCCTACTACAAAGATGGCAAGCTCACTAAGTCTGAGGTTGATGACAGTTTCAACCAGCAGTAACGCTGCACAGAGAACCCCTGGCCCTGGCGGCTGGGGGTTTTTTGCGTTGGTAACAGTTTGGTAACGGATAAAAGTTTTTTGCAAATAGTTGCTTTTTTGTTTGAGCCAATGCTAATTTAGATACATGAGGCAAACGCCTCAAAGATTGGGAGATCAAAATGAACAAGCACCAGGCAAACCTAGAGGCAGCACTAACCAGCGCCCAGGTATCTTTTGAGATTGTAAAGCTACAGGGTCAGGATGCAGGCCAGGTTTACTTCAAGACCGCTGCAGGCTATGACATCTGGTTCACTGTAGACCGCCACACTGGCGCTAGTGATTACTGGACTGTTTGGGCAGCAAATAACACCAGCTGCAGCACCTGGGAATTGAGCGAGACCGCTGACCTAGTTAGTGGCCTATCAAAGATGGTGGCAGCATGAACCGCCGCTGCCGCATCAACTCAATGCCTGCCAGTTACTATGGCCGCAGTGTAGACATTCCTAACATGCCAGACTTCCCAGGCATCTGGATCATCTCCCAGGATCGCTTTGATCAGTGGCTGGGCATCATGGAGCAAGACCTGGCCCGCTGGGTTGAATTTGAGGGTGAGCCTGATGAGATCGCTGCCTGGCGCAGACAGATCTCTAAGCTGCAGGATGCACCTGAGACCAATGAGCCAGAGGCTGAGCCTGCTAAGCGGGCTGACCACCTGGAGCAGCAGCGCATCATAGATGAGCGCATGGCTGCCTGGTTCGCCGCCCAATAGACTTACCCATCTCCCCCAATCGGTGGGTGAGACATAGACCCCCTGGATAGCCAAGCTGGCAGTGACCCAGGGGGTTTAGTGTTACCTGCGACACACCCAGGCTAGAGACTTACCAGGGATGCCCTGGAGCGGGCTAGGCTGAGACTATGAGCGAGACAGGCACCCAGGGCTGCACACTGCAGCGCATCATTGATAACCTGGCAGACCCATACCAGGGCACACTGATCACCCTAGTAAACCGCCTCTATGCTGATGGCGGCCTAAGTGATGTGCGGCTGGCTGCTGCCATGCGCCAGGCTGGCATCCAGATTAGCCACACTTCAATCAACCATCACAGGCGCAGGGTCTGTGTATGTCCAGGAAGGTAATCATGACTAAACCCGATTTAGACAAACTGCTCACTATCGGTGTAAATGGTGCAGCTGCAGATGCTGTGCGAGGCCGCAAACATAAACACCCCCAGGGTTGGGAACCAATCAGCCTGGGAGAGCGTGGCGGCTACATCACTACAGAGCCCCTGGCAGCAGCGCCAGATGACTGGGATGCACTACTGCACCAGTTACTGCCTGCAGGTATGGATCCTGGAGATTATGAGGTTGATGGCAGCAGCGTAGAGGTCAGAGCCTGGGATGCTAACACTGGTGAGGCTGGCATCCAGCGCCTCTATTACTTCAAGGCCCGCATAAAGCGCCGCACAGATCTCTCAGAGATCTCTCTGGCTGACATTGTGGCTGCCGCTAAAAAATCTAAACGCCCTAAAACTATCCAGGATGTTACTGGCCGCACTTACTGGCTCCAGGTGACAGATCTCCAGGCGGGCCAGGCTGATGGCCAGGGTGTCGCTGGCATGGTGGCTAAAGCATTAGAGCTAGCGCATCTCGCTAAAGATGACATTGCACAGCTCAAAAAGAGTGGCCGCCCTGTAGACAGCATTTTTATCCCTGTGACTGGTGACCTGGTAGAGGGCATTAGCGGCTGGTATGAGATGCAAACATTTAGCGTTGCTTTAGATAGGCGTGACCAGGTGAAACTGGTTAGGCGTTTACTTACTGAGATGCTGCTGGAGCTGCACACTACAGGCCTGCCTATCCATGTGGCAGTGGTGCCTGGTAATCATGGTGAAAACCGCCAAAATGGTAAAGCGTTCACTACCTTGTCTGACAATGATGATGTGGCAGTGGTGGAGCAGATCGCTGAGGCTTTTGCCCTGGCAGGCGTGAGTAACTTTACCTGGTCATTCCCACAGCGTGACCGCCTCAGCCTCACTGTAGAGATCCAGGGCTGGGTTATCGGTCTAACACATGGCCACATTGCCAGGGGCGGCGCAGGCGTAGAGGGTAAGATCCTGGGCTGGTTCAAATCTATGGCTGCAGCCAGGGAGCCTATCGGTGATGCTGATGTGCTTTTTACTGGACACTATCACCACCACAGGTTCCAAAACCTGATTGGTAACACTGAATGGATCCAGGGCGGCGCACTATGTGATGCCAGCGCCTGGTTTAGTCAGAGCTTTGGCCTTGTATCTGATCCTGTGGTCATGAAAGGCACTATTACCAAAGACCAGCGCATTGAGCAGGTTATCCCTCACCGCTGGCCACGCACACAGACCATAACCAAAACGATTTAGAGAGACACATGACAAACCTAATTAGCATCAACCAGGATGAGATCAACCTGGCAGGTAAAGTAGCGCACAGAGTGGGCTCTAAATGGTCTGCTGTGGAGATAGATGACCTAACCAGTCATCTGTATCTGTGGATGGCTACTAACACTAAAGCGCTACAACGCTGGCGGGATGAGGTAGGCGGCCAGGGCAAATTGTATGTTTCGCTGCGGCGTATCGCTGGAGACTATTGCGCTAGGGAGCAGGCACATGCAAATAACCAACCCCTGGATACTGGCAGCATTTACACCCCTGACATGCTGGATAAAGCGCTGCCATTTATTTTTGAGGAATGGCCACAGACTATGGCCCTGGTAAACCCTGTGACTGGTCAGGCTGTAACCAGCTCTAACCCACAGGATCATGGCAACGCTGTAGCGATCCTGGCAGACATTACAGGTGCCTATCATGGCCTACCTAAAGATGATAAGCGGGTGCTGTCATACCGCTATGAGCAGCCTCTCACTTTTGCTGAGATTGGTGAGCTAGAGGGCATAACTAAAGATGGAGCTAAAAAGCGAGTAAACAGGGCGCTGACTAGATTAGCTCAGGCGCTTGCTACTGGGCGCAAATAGTTGCACATCTTTTAGTTTGTTTATGCGGCGGCGATCCATGACAGTGAGGCCGCCCCAAATGCCATGATAGGGCTGATGTTTTAGCCCATAGTCTGCGCACAGTTGGAGTGCTGGACAATCCTGGCACTGTTTTTTAGCCCATTGGATGGTGCTGCCATTGTCTCCATGTTCGGGGAAGTAGGCATCTGGCCAAATCTCACAGGGCACTGCATCTTGTTGATGCACTAGCTCCATTAGTTTTGCGTGGTCTCGCATCTCATCAGTGATGATAGGGCTGGCACCAGGTGGCACCTCATCTAGCTCATCCAGTAATTCATCCTGTAAATCATCTTGGTAATCATCCATGTGTGGCTCCAATCAATGTCAGCGGGTCTGACTAATCTAAGTGTATAACCAAAAAACTAACCAGGTAACCAAAAAGGGCCCCGATCACTCAGGGCCCTAGCCACCTGGATGAAGGGAACCAGATGACTAAAGACAGCCTACCAGAGGTGTTAGGTAATGCTACCCGCCTGGGCAATTTTGCTAGCGGCTCACCTGAGTGGCTAGAGCTGCGCAGTGGCACCAACATTGGTGGCAGTGATGTGGGTGCAGCCCTGGGTTTGAGCGCCTGGACTAGCCCATTTACACTATGGGCTAAAAAGAGTGGCCGCATCAGTGACCATGTGGAGCCTAATGAGGCCATGTTCTGGGGCACCACCCTGGAGCCTGTAATCATTGATGTGTTTGAGCAGCGCCACCCTGATCTAAAGATTTATAGAGATGCTGGCACTTATGCAAACAATGTGCGCCCCTGGCAGATCGCTAACCCTGATGCTGTTTATCAAGATGCCCAGGGAGACTGGGGCATCATTGAGGTAAAAACTGCCAGGTTCCCTGATGGCTGGGATGCTAAAAATGGTGTGATACCGCCACACTATCGGGCCCAGGTGCTGTGGTATTTGCAAACTTTTGGGTTCAAACAGGCTAAGGTAGTGGCCCTGATCGGTGGCTCCAACTTCCAGATCATTGACATCCAGGCTGATGATTTTGAGATGGATGCCAACCTGGCTGGCGTGGGGCGTTGGCGGGAGTATCTGCTCACTGATGCACAGCCTGATTATGATGGCTGCGCTAACACTTATGAGACTGTGCGGGCTATGCATCCTGACATCACTGATGATGAGGTTGATCTGGGAGATCTAGGCTTGGAGTATCAAATGGCCCTGGGCATCTTTGAGGCATCTGAAAGCCAACTAAACCTAAAACGCTCAGCAGTGCTGGACAAGATGGGCACCGCTAAAAAGGGTCTGTTAGATGGCCAGGTCATTGTTACCCGCCAGGCTAGAGGCACTGGCACCCCATACCTAGTAAACAAAAAATAGAGAGGCTAATCATGGCTAAAGCAACAGAGATTATTTTGGCAGTTATGCAAGAGGTGCAGGCTGTAGGTAAGACTGGGCGAAACACTAACCAAAACTATAACTTCAGAGGCATTGATGCTGTCATCAACGCTGTAGGCCCTGCCCTGCGTAAACATGGCGGGTTCATAGTGCCTAATGTTTTGGAGCGTGAGAGCGAGATCCAGCCCACTAAAAATGGTGGCAGCATCAACATGGTTAGGCTCATGATCAGTTTTAGTATCCTGGGCACTGAGGGTGATCCTGTTACTGGAGTGGTGGCTGCTGAGGCATCAGATACTGGAGACAAGGCCACTGCTAAGGCTATGAGTGTGGGCCTGCGCACATTTTTGCTGCAACTGTTAGCGCTCCCTACTGATGAGCCTGACCCTGACACTTTTAGCTATGAGCTGGGCCAGGGCGCTCCCAAAAAGGCTAGAGACTGGGTTGCTGATCTAAACGCTGTCAAAGATGCTGCCGCTGCTAGACAGCTCTACAATGAGGCCCGCACACATCAGGCACCTGCTGATGTAATGGAGCAAATCATTGCTTTAGGTAAAAGTTTTGGACAGCCAGGAAAATAGCCGCCGCATACTTTACGCCAGTTTGATGGAGCTAAAACAGTTGCATAAAACCCTGGTTGATTTAGGCCTGGATCTGCATGCTGATGGCATCCAGATTGAGGTGGAGCGCATCCGATACAGATTAGATAACATCCAGGAGAGTAAACCAGATGATAGACAGCCCTGATGACATCATCCGCCAGTTAGGTGAGATTAGGACAGAGGCCGCTAGAGGTGTGGCTGCACAGTTTGATGCTGAGGTCAAAATGGCTGAGGCTGAGCTGGCCGCTGAGACTGCTGAGGCTAAAGCATTACTAAACGCTGGCGGCACTGTCGCTGAGCGCCAGGCTGTGGCCAAAATACAGACTGAGGAGATGCAGTTGGCCGCTGCTATCGCTAAGGCTGAATATAACAGGGTGAAAACTAAGCTGCGCCACCTGGATGCTGCACAGTCATCTCTACAGACTGCTGCCAGGATGTTAGAGGTTACCTGGCGCACTGCTGGGATCGGTGAGCGCTAGATGACTAGGATGACTGCTAAACAGTTTGAGAGATACCTGGAGCGAGATCTGGGCCGCTGTTATCACTGTGGCACTACTGACACCCTGGTGCCTAATCACAGAGCTAACAGAGGTGCTGGCGGGTCTAAGTTGCGGGAGCGGCCTAGTAATGTGGTGACTTTATGCTCCAGGATCAATGGAGAGATTGAGGCAGATGCCCAGGCTGCGGCGCATGCTGTCGCTATGGGCTGGAAGTTGCGCAGTTGGGATGATCCACTAGCAGTGCCTGTTTGGGATACTATGAGCGGCACCTGGTGGCTGTTTGGGGATAACTTTGAGCGAGTTGCGCACAGAGTGATGCAGTAGTGCTAATGTTTACCCAGGTAACCGCCTAACAGTTTTCATGAAGGGATAACTGACATGCCTATCATTAGAGGCTCACACACTTTTGAGGATCACTACACCCAACTGCCAAATGCCTGGCTGCGAGACACCAGGCTCAGTTACAAAGCCAGGGGCCTGCTGGCTGAGCTAATGACACACCGCCCAGGCTGGCAAGTATCCAGGGAGCGCCTGGCACAGTTAGGCCCAGATGGTGACAGTGCTATCCGATCAGCCATTGCTGAGCTAGAGGCTAATGGCTACCTGGAGCGCCGCAGAGGCCGCAGATCTGATGGCACCCTGGAGCCCTGGGAGTGGATCACTAAAGACCCTTTTACACCACCAGTGGAAAATCCACCAGTGGATAATCCACATGTGGATAATCAACCAACAAAGAACAACAAACATAAAAACACTAATAAAAGAGAACCTGCTCAGTCTCCAACTGAGCCAGCATTCCAGATGTTTTGGCAGGTTTATCCACGCAAGGTAGGCAAGATGGCTGCCAGGGCTGCATTTGCTAAAGCGTATGCTGCTGCAGGTGATGCTGTGATCAATGGCGCTACCAGGTTTGCTAATGACCCTAATCTGCCACCTACACAGTTTGTGCCGCATCCTGCTACCTGGCTAGGTCAGGGCCGCTGGGATGATGACCCGCTGCCTGAGCGTATTTTGAGCCCAGAGGAGCGCAAAGAGGCTGAGGCTGCTGCCCTGGCTGAGCGTAGACAGCGTGAGATAGAGCTGCGTGAGGCTCAGGCCGCCCTGGCTGCTGCTGAGGCTGAACAGTTGCGCCTGGAGCGTGAGGCTAACCCTGTGCAGCGCTGTGAGCATGGCAGGGTGCTGGTGATGTGCACTAAGTGCTCACCAATCCTGGGTGTGTCGCACAAGTGAGATGCCTGGCCGCAAACAAAAATAGTAACTAAGTAATAACCCAATAAACAGATGGAGTAAATAACATGACCGATTTTCCAGCAGATTACCCAACCGCCTGGTTGCAGCTAACTGGTGTGTGGCTAAACAAGGTTGATCACTTTAGCTGGGGCACTGCTCTCAAGGTGTCGTTGCCTAAGCGTGCTAAAAATGCTGATACTGGTGCCTGGGAGACTGTGGACAGATTTGATTTTGATGCTGTGCTGGCTGAGGGTTATGTGCTCCCAGATGGTTTGGCTGAAGGTGACCTGATTAGTCTTGAGGGTTATTTCAGCACTGGTGAGATCTACAGCAAAAAGGATGGCTCTCAGCGCCAGGCTCTAAAGTTGCGTGGCGTAGTGAATGTGCAGGTTTACCAGGCTAAACAGCGTGATGACCAGGCCGCTAAGTCTGATGACATCATCCCTGCAGGCTGGGCCCAGGTAGACAACATTGACCCTGATGACCGCCGCAAGTATGGCAGCGGGGCCCCATTCTAATGGCTGGTTTTTTTGCGTTTATTATCGGGGCGCTTTTGTTTGCCCTGTCGCTAGAGGCTAACACTGGATGGTTACAGATCCTGGGTTACATTGCTGCCAGCTGGTTTGTTATCGCTGCAGTGATCGCCTGGGCGCAAGAATTCAGGAACCTAAACTAAATGGGTCAGGGCACCAGTCAGGCTGACCGCCAGGAGCTTTATCTCACTGTGATTGGTGACCCTGCCCCACAGGGATCTAAACGCTATTTAGGCAATGGGCGTTTTATAGAGGCCAGCCCTAAGATCCCTGCCTGGCGTAATGCTGTCAGCATGGCTGTGGCTAATGCTCATGAGGCTACTGGAGATAGCAGCCCTTTTACTGGCCCTATTACTGTGGTTAGCACTTTTTACATGCGCCGCCCTAAATCGGTAAAGCGTAATTATCCAAGCGTGGTGCCCGATCTTGACAAGCTGGAGAGGGGTCTCTGGGATGCCCTGACCCAGGCAGGTGCCTGGCAGGATGACAGCCTGGTGATCATGTCGCTGAGCTCTAAGGTCTATGCTGATGACCGCCCGCCTGGGGCTACTGTAGAGATTTTGAGCGCTGACAGCAAAAATAACATTTTGATAAACCTGTGGGATAAGTTGCAAACAGACACCCTGGGCGGGTAATGTTGTCTTTGTAGCCACAGGGGCTGCAAAAAAGATTGGGAGATCAAAATGGCAACATACAAAGCAACCGCCCGCAATGGTAAAGAGATCATTCGCAAAAGCACCAGCCGCATTTACACACATGCTGTAGTAGGCACCTGGAACGAAAACCCAGAGGATCCACGCTATGGTTACCTGGGTTTTTGCGGCAGCAAGGCACTAGCTGAAAAGGTTTTAGCAAAATACACCCAGGCATGGTTACTGGAAAAGAACCCAGGTTGCTTTTGGGAGATCGTTGAAGTTGAGGTGATTGGCTAATGGCTAACCGCTCACAGATGACTGTATGGGCTCTAACCCTCTGGCTAGAGACCCGCTGCACAGGAACCAAAACCACAGGCTGCTCATGCGAGACTTGCCGCCTGGTAATGTCTATCAACTACCAGGCTGGCCTGCGCCAGGCTGAGATGGATGCAGAGGTGAGCGCCTGATGTTTACAAACTGCCTAGTGTGCATGTGGGAGCTACGCCGCCCCCGCCGCATGACCTGCTCAGACAGCTGCCATGACCGCTGGGCTGAGCACTCTCCCCGCTACTGGCACATTCGCTACT